TTCAAACCCAACAGTGCTGTCTACAGTTATAGTTGCAACACTGTCATTTATACCACCATTAAGAAGAGTACTAGAATTAGTATTATCATAAGCGTAGATCGCTGACAAACCGCACACTATCCAGAATTCTGGCACCCCAAGAGTGAGCTGTATAAGGTGGTAGGGTGCGACAGGACAGGTTGCCATAACCTCAGAGTAACCTGGGGTCTTCATTATGGAACCTTCTTCTGTCTTTACATTATTACCATTGCTCCATACGTTAGGTTGTAGCTGCCATGGAGATGTCTCCTTGACAATGCCTACCTCCCCAACTTTATCTATGGAGATATATGCCATTATTTCGGGTACTTCGTTTTGACTGCCTGACGCGCTGCCTCAAGCGCAGTCACAGATGCCATGCGTTCCTCTACAACTCCTTCCCAGAGAGCGACGATGAGTTCGTCAATGGATGGGTATTCTGCTTTGCGCTTTTCATCATACGATCTTGTGTCTGGCGCGTTCCACTTATCGACAATGACTTGTTTTTCATCTTCGGATAGTTCAACGATCTCGCCATTAACTTGCTTTGCCGCGACATCTGATTTTGTGTATACCATAATTTAAGACTCCGAAAGACCGTAGAGAGTTACTCGGGCAACATAAGAGGCTGAACCAAGATTGCCACTTGAGGACAAGAGCCTGAAAGACACATGAGATTCAGCATCATCCCCAAAAAAATAAGGACTCCCATTTTCTGGAATAGTGTCCACATAACTGGTTCTACCGTTTATCGTTGTTCTAACACCCGAGTCCTGTGGGCTTAAAAAATACAACCAACCACTTATTGCTTCAGTATTGGGAGAGTCATAACAAAGATCGCAATAGTCCACAGAGGCACCTGTCTTATAAGTTGTTGAACCATCGGATTTTGTTTGGTATAGCACCCAATCACCAGTTTCTAAAGCAGATAAATCTGAATTCCCAATTGAAATACGCAACTCTTGGTTAGTGGTAGCAAGGTAGACATTCTCAAATGTCATAAAGTAATGACTATACGTTGATGTAAATACATCGGTGAAATCCCAAGTAGCAACTGCGGCATTGTTTGTGGCAGTAGAAATAAAATTCAACCCGGCGGCAGGAAAACCTGTCTTGGTTGCACCAGTGACATCAATAGTTCCGTTTACATCAAGCGTTGCTGATGCGGGAATGGTGAATGTATCTGAGGCATCGCCCAGAGTTACGTCCGTCCCAGAACGTGGTGAGATTTTATCAACTTTGACTTCGCTCATTTCGGATACCCCACTGTCGGATCAGCCAAGTGCGCCTGATAATCTGGATCAGCCTCGATCTCAGTCCATGCTGCTTGTAGTTGTTCTTGCGTTGGTTGTGGGTCAGGGCCAGACCACTCAACGAACTCATGCGGTGGTGGATTTTGCGTCAGCCGATATTGATTAGCGTTAAGACCCAAATGATGTATGCAAAGATTGATGTCCATTTAAGCCTCCTTGAAGATTTCGACTACGGTGTATTCTTCGGTTGTAACATTAAGCGGCTCACCCATTCCGATAGTAGCGTGGGTGTACGAGCAATAATGTTGTATTTCAAAGGCTTTTGACCCAGTAATTACCACTCTGGCGAAACCGCTAGATTGTGTAGTAGAGTAAAGTACCCCCGCTCTCGACGCCATGCTTTGCCCGACTTCTTCAACAGATGAGTCTGTGACGTTATACAACTGTGTTTGATGAAGCCTGACACCTTGACCGGGGGCTGACCATCGAATTAAATAACTACCTGCCGCTAATGTAAACTGATCTGACGCAATCGAAACGATGCCATCAGGGTCTGCTATCTCTGTTTGCAAGTCGCGGGTACGCCACGCACCTAATGTAAATGTGCCACCCCCTGTATTCTGTGCTTTCTGATCCGCGATGATTGCGTAGGATGAGAAGAGGCCGAAACCAGAAGCAGTGCCGCTGTTCGTTATAGTCGCGCCTGATGGGACGGTGAACGTATCCCCGCTATCACCAAGAGTTACGTCTGTTCCTGTTGCCGGAGATAGTTTATTAGCTTTAATTTCTGAAGCCATTATTTAACCGGCCATGCGACCGCCTCCACTTGTTCAACTGTCGTTAACCCCGCAGGAAGATCGCGTAGTGCTTGACGATAATCGCGTATCGCATCAGACATGGTTACATCCTGCAAAGCAGTCCAGTCTGTTGCGGCAAGCCGGCCGTTTCTATCTTCGCGTAACCTTGCGATTGATCTGTCGAAAGCACCTGCCTCCCATGCTGCCTCTTCGGCATCACGCGCAGTCTCTTCCGCTTCTGTTAGGGGGATTCGCACCCCGTCTACTAATTTGTGTCTTGCCATTATTTAATCCCGTAAAGATAGATTGTTCCGTCGAAATTGCCTGATGCCACCTTGAATGCTACAGCATCTATAGCGGATGTCGTATTGAAATATCCCGCAGCATAAAAATCATTCATCTGTATGTTCGGTCCTGCATCCATAGCCGATGACCTAGAATAAAATTGTTTAACATATGTCGTCGAGGAGGGTGCAAATAAATGTAATATCCCAGAACCGGAAGCATCTGACGCTTCGTCAAGCCAAGGCGAAATAGTTTGATATGCTGTTCCTTGTGCTTGATCATCAGCTGTTAGATATTCTAGGGCAGAATGCGTACCCGATTCCCGATGATATGCCCTAAATGTCGTGGAAGTGACAGTGGTGTTGTAATTGCTTCCCCCGTCTGTACTACATTGAAATCCAAAGTTTTGAGCATTACTCGCAGGATTTATATTTACAAATATAAAAACATACTCATCATAGGTGGAATCAATCCCACTGGTAAATGATAAAGAGGAATCGCCACTGGCCGTTGCCGACGAGATAAAGACCATATTTCCCGCAAGTCCAGAATTAACACTACTCAAAGTTCCTGAACCATCGGATGTCAGGATCGTGTTAGCACCCGCATCTTTAATGGTATTGACCTTCAGTGCATCCGCGCCGATAACCACTGCATCACCAGATGCGCCCAGAGTTACGGTTGTCCCGCTCTGTGGTTCTATTGTTCCTGTCTCTAGGGTACTCATGACTTGCTGATCCCGTACATTTTTATGATGCCGTCAAAGTTGCCGCTACTCATTTTGAAGTCCACTGCATTGACTGCACTTGTCGTGTTGCAGTATCCACCTGTGTAACAATCAAAAGTATAATTTGATCCTGCGTAAGAATTAGCACGGCTATAGAAGTGTTTGACATAGACGGTGCTTGCGGGGTTGAACAGGATAAATTCCCCGGCACAACACTCATCAGATAGATTGCCAACAAAATACGCGAGTGGCTGATAACTGGTCGATTGGGCTAAATCCATACCTGTTCTATACTCAAGAGCGGCATCAGTGTCCGCTTCATTATGTTTAGCGACAAATGCTGTTGTCGTTTTCGTTACATTGTAATTAGAACCGCCATCCGTACTCCCATTAAAATCGAAAGAAGTTTGGTCAGTAACAGGATTTATATCAATGAACTTAAAGATATAAACATCATAGGTGCTATCTATCCCACTAGTGAATGATAATGAGGAATCACCAGAAGCAGTTGCTGTCGAGATCAACTTCAACGCGCCGGGGAAGCCACTGTTTTTAGACGTGATCGTTCCTGATCCGTCTGATACGAAGATGGTGTTGCCACCCGCATCCTGAAGCGTATCGACATTCAGAGAGTCACCGCTGATCGCTACAGAATCACTAGCCGCGCCAATGGTTAAGAGATCACTGGCGCCTGAGTCTGGTAGGACTGTTGTAACTACGACCTTACTCATTTGACACCGTACATTTTGATGGTGCCTTCATTTATATTGCCTGATGACATTTTGAAGTCAATTTCGTCTATTGCTGATGTTGTGTTTATGTATCCTGCTGCATACATATCTATAGAATAATCAAGATACAAGACTTCATTTAATCTGGTATAAAAATGTTTGACGTAGGTGGTGCTACTGGGTGAAAAGAGATGGAGTTCACCAGAACAGCTTTCATCTGCTCCATTCCCTATAGTACCGGCAAGCACTTGATAAGCAGTTCCTTCTGCTTGATCATAAGTCGTGCTATAACCCAACACGCCTCCTGCATCAGATTCAGCATGGCTTGCCTCAAAAAACGTTGTTGTCATAGTTTCGTTGTAGCCAGTTTGACCTGACGCATTAACTTGGAATGAAAAACTAACATTATCCGTTGCCGGATTTATATTGATAAACTTGAAAATATATTCCTTATAAGTAGAATCAATATCAGAGGTGAAGGCGATGCTCGTGTCATCACTTGCTGTCTGCGTGGATAACAATACCAACGCATCCCCGAATGCTGAGTCAACAGAACTGAGGTTGCCACTACCGTCGCTTACCCATAGGGTATTCCCACCGGCATCCTTAACAGTGTTGACGTTAACGCTGTCGTTTGCCTTAACGGTATCGCCAGACGCACCTATCGTTAACGTTGCACCCGCAGGTTCAACAGTGTTTACATTAAGCGTGCTCACACGATTACCAAAGTACCTGTAACCGTGATGGTTCCCGTGAAAGTTGCCGGTCCCGTAACAACAGCGTTATCAGCAATGGTGAAATCACCATCTATCGTCGCTGCATTTATAAAGAATCCTTCCTTGCCAGGAGGATTGTTTATGTACAACGTGCCATTTGTTTCTTCTACCATGACTCCTCCTACGCTGAGATAGCGTCAACCACGCTGACATAAGCCGAGACAGATGTTGCAGCAGACGACTGAATCCGTAGAAGATCAGTGCTCTGCATGACAATCTTTGCCCCACCCTGTATCAACTCAACCGAAGCCTTCGGTGGAATCTGAAGATCATCAGCGAGATAAACGATAGACGCAGTAGTACCCGCTGCCGCTACGTCGATCCATACGTCTACCGTAAGAGCGGATGTGGTGATATTTGTAAGCCTTATTCCTATTAACGCATCATTCGAGTTTGCGGTTCTCAGAGTATGCGCCGCATTGGTGACTTGAGATTTGTAGTCTTTTGTGAAATCTTGTGCCATGATTGTTTCCTATAGTGCGATTGCCATTGCGACAGCAAACCCTGCTGAAGCCCCGGCGGTGCCACTGGAGGCCGAAGTTAACCTTCCTTGAGCATCCACCGTTATTGAAGAAAGGGTATAACTACCCGCTGAAACTGCGGTATCAGCGAGTTTGCCTGCGGTAACCGCATCATCCGCAATACCTGCTGTCGCCACTTGCTGCCAATCTACACCATTTGTAGCCGATGAATCGGAGGCTAATACATAATCATTAGTACCAACAGGCAGTCTTGTTTCAGAGTCTACTGTATTGTAGACAAGCAGATCGCCTTTGGTTGTCAGTCTATCTGGCGAGAGAACGTCTACCTTCTGCCACTCTGAAGATGCGGTGGAGTATTTCAAGTATTGGTCGTTTGTTGCAGCCGTTGCGCTGACCGCCTCACCCTGAATCTTGGCTACGGTAACAACCCCTGCGTTGGTCATCGTTGCGTCGCTAGATAGAGACGCAGCAGTAAATCCCGTTCCATCGCCAATCAGTATTTCAGTAGTAGCTAGAGCCACATCAGATGGAACCCCGGATGAGTTGGCGTTCCTGACCTTTACCGTATTAGCAGCCATGTCAGCTAACTTGGCATTTGTTACCCCTCCGTCTGTAACATTGACTGTTACAGTTGTGGTTGATGCTGCCGTATCAAGACCTGCTCCACCCGCCACTGTAAGGGTGTCTGAGTCGAGGTCTATGTCAATCGTTCCACTATCAGTGGTAATGTCCAAATCTTCTGCCGTAAGCTGCGTATCAACATAGGCTTTGATTGACTGTTGCGTAGCGAGTTTGACAGCAGAGTCGGATGACATATCATCTTCGTCTTTAATACCTGTTACTGTCGCCCCATCTGCGTTTACATTCAAGCTACTGACAACAGCAGTAGAAGCCGATGCAGCGCCTATAGGAGTTCCGTCAATAGCCCCGCCATCAATGTCTACAGTCTTAGCCGTCTCTACACTGAATGGGAGGGTGATAAAGGAAGAGCCATCATACACCTTTGCTAGGTGGTTCCCCGCCCCACCAGAGGTGTCAATCCAGACCAGACCTTCGGAAATAGCTACAGCAGGTGTTGAAGAAGAAGTA